TACTGAGAAATATCATTAGCTGCGTCCTCAATAGAGAAGTACTTAGGTGTAGTACCTACAGTGAGGATATCAGGTGCAGCAGCAGGGGTTGCATCCCAAGTACCAAACATGGCACTCTCTAGGAAAGCATCGAAGTCACCATCACGTAGGTCAACTACAATGTCACCACCAGCTTGGATGTTACCATGACGGTCAACACGTAGCATACGGTCAGGTTGAATTTCATTACCTTGTACACGGTCTTTTGACAGGTTAAGGCTGTGGGTATTATATGGTAGTGACGTGAAGTTACCTGCTGGTGTAGTTCCAAAGGTACTTTCTACGATGTAGCTTAAGCCGCTACGGCTATTCTGGGCAAATGCCATTTAGGGTCTCTCCTGATTAGTTGTATATGTGCCAGCCGATATTCACTGGGATACAGTAGTAAGCACCCTCAATAGTGCCTAGCTCTCGTTCTGCGTACCTAATAGTAACGGACACACCATTAACTGTTAGATCGTTAGGGGCATCAAATGCCGTTATAATACTGTCTGCTAAGTCATCGCCTACTCCTGGTCCTACTCCTTCAGGTACACACACCTCAATGACGAATACACCTTGGTAGTACATCTGAGGATTAAGACCTCTTACAGCAGGCTCTCTTACTGTAGGTGCAAAGCGAGGCTTGACGTAAGGGCTAGTAGTGCTAGGGCTAAAGGATATGTTCTCCCATGCGATACTGGGGATACCAACAACACCAGAGAGAGTAGTCTCAAGTACGCGGCGTATGTCATCATAGATGGAAGCCATTATCTGAACCTGTCCCTAACTCTTGTGATTGTGAGGTACTTTTGGTCTACCTCTTTAGCATGTGGCGCTCTGTTGGTTAGGATTGCTCCACCATCTTTAATAATGTTATCAGTGAACTTTGCAGCGTCTGTGGCTATCTGAGTTCTAGCTTTCGCTTTCTCCCCCTCTTTGTTAGGGGACTCATTTGCCCTAGTGCCAGCAGCCATATCACTTGAGTACAAAGACCTTCTTGCTCGTCCACTACCAGAACCAATAGGACGTAGGGACCAAGAGGTGACAAACTGACCGGAGTAAACAGGGGAGATTTCAATAGCGTAGTTGCCTAAGCTGACTAACTTATCTTCTAACTTCTCCCCCACAAGTTCGTTGAACCTGCTTAGTTTCTTTTGTAGGCTAGGGCTAACTGTTACCTGAGTGACCATATTATTCCCTTACTTGACAGATGTAGCAAACTAGGCTATCACCTGAGTATATCTTACGGACGCCTACAATCTTAACCGGATCACCTCGCCCTGTGATAGTATCTTCTTCATCAGGCTCAGGGAGGGCAACACCACTTGTATCTACGCTAGGAAAGAGAGCCTTACGGTCTCCCATAACTATGTTGTCATTACCTAACTCAGCGAGGTTATAATCTGCGAAGTAACACTTAACTGTGTAGTTAGTGCTTGTGCCAGCACCTATAGTGCCAGTAGCAGGGTCATAAGCGCCATACGTAGGCTTGGTTAGGGTCACTGAGGTTCCATACCTAGAGACCATTGTAAGCATTCTATTAGCTGTAAGTGTCGGCATGTGTCACCTACTCGCTGTAATCAGGGTTATTATTATCGTAGTTAGGTGGGTTCCAGAACTGGTCACGACGGAATGACGGTTGGATTCTATTAGTGTTAGCCCTAACAGCATTTACACCTGTCTTAGTCATACCACCAGCGTAGACACCTAGACCTGCACCATTAGTCTTAGCTTGGAACTCAAGGTCATTGGCTAGGTCACCATACTGCTTACTTAGCTGTGAGTTACTAACACCAAGGATACCATCTAGGTCAATGTCAACCTCTCTGGCGAACTTCATAGAGAGTACACGAGCAAGCCAAGCAGCAGCTAGATATACATTATCGTTGTTCTGACCAAGGGAGAAGTTAACCTCAGCATCTTGTAGTTGAGGCTCTGAGGAGTTAGTATCACCTACGAGTAACCTAGTAGAGTTAAGACGCCCTGAAGCTGTTGTAGTATCAAGATCAGTGTCATCATATGTAAATGCCATTTAGGGGCGTCCTAACCTATTTGTTATTCTGAGAGTACTTTATCACGAATGTCGTAGTATACTTCTTCAACCCACTTATTAGAGTAGAGGAACCTACGAATGAGACCCCGCTGTTTATCTGCAATACGTGATTGCCTACAACGCTTCTCATTATAATCTTTAGTGGAAACAGTACGAGACTTCAGTTCTGCATTAAGCAGTGTCACCAGTGTCTTTAGCTGTGGCTCATCCATTTCGTGTAGACGGTCACCAACTTTATTCTGTTTCTCTAAGGCTGGGTTATGGTGTACGTAGTTAATTGAGTATAGTTTTGCTACGCGGTCCTGTTCTACACCTAGTTCAGCCCACTTAAATTCTTCACCTCGTGTCCAGTTACGGCCATTACTTACGAATGGGATTTTAACGAACACAGGCCAATCGACCTGCCAGCCGAGGTAATTTGGGTGTATTTCTATCTTATTCTTCATGTATTTGACTTTCTCATTTGAGATACTGTTATGTTCTATTTTTATTGGCAACCTTAGTTGCTTTGGTAGTGTGAGGGGACCAACCCTAAGACCAGTCCCCTCTAAGTAGTTTAGGCTACGATAGTGTTGAAGAACACACCAAGGTTAGCGCCTGTGACTTTCATATCATAGGCCATCTTAACTTGCAGCATCTCAGCAACCTGTTGACGCTTAAGAGCATCGTCAGAGAAGGTTTCAACTGTGATACCCATGCCAGATACACCAGGAATAGAATCCCAGCAGAAGGTAAGGCCAGCAGCAGGTGTACGAAGACCCGCACGCTTAGGGCCGTGAACCAGCATAGCTTTCTTGGAGCTAATGAAGCTGTTAGAGGCTGTGAGACCTTCAGCAGCAGTGTTCTGGATCGCCTTCATAACGAAGAAGTTTTCTACCTCGAAGATTTCAGCCAACTTAGCATTGGTGATCAGTGCTGTGTTAGATACAGTAGCACCACCGTTCAACCGTGCCAGAATGTCTGGGTGGTTAATCAGAGTATCGCGGGTCTCTACATCAACAACCATAGTATTCATATCGAAGCCACCACCAGCGAGGAAGGCAGTACGACGTGCAGTTGTGATATCTACAATAGGTGTAGAAGTTGTGTAGTCAGACCACTGGATAACATCGTTGCCAGCAGTACTAGCAGCAGTACCAGTGTACTCAGTACCCCAAACACCAGTGGTGAAGAAGGTATCCGCGAAGGCTTGCTCACGGTGAATCTTGAGTTGGTTAACAACATCAAAAGCCTGCTGCGAACGAATCTCAAGCATGGTATCTTCATTGGCAAGGTCTTGCTCAGAGAAGTCAGCACCAAGGCCATAGACCTCAGCGTAGTAAGCATCGTTAGATACCTGCATACCAATGCGCTCAACCTCAGTACGAGGTGCCAATTTCTTGACGTTACCTGAGCGGTTTGAGTCATCTTTGTTGTAGATGTAGTATTTGTCTGACTGCTTAGGAACCGAAACCATTGGGAATACTTGATCCGCAATGAAGTTAGAAGGCTCTTGGTTGAAAGCAATAGTCAGGTTAGTCAATGGCTGGTCGATATGAACAGCACTAGGAGTGAGAAGTGGCATATTAGTTATTCCTTATGCGTTATTAGGCTGCTACGTTGCCGCCAGTGATGAATTCCATTTCGATGATCTGACCATCAACACCGTCTTCACGAGCGTAGCCAAGGACTACATCGCCAGTTGCAGCGAGAAGGGCGTCACCAGCAGCATCAGATTGGAGTTGGTCACCAGCAGTGATAGCACCAGCACAGGTAATCATAACCGAGCCAGATACACATACTGTAGCAGCACGTCCAGCAGCAGCAGGGTTGTTCAAAAGTACACCAATAGCATTACCACCAGCAGAAGCAGTGATGTCAACTTGACCATCAGCAGCTAGGGAAACGAACTTGAATTGACCAGCGGAGAGATCACCACCAGCTTCAAAGGTGCGGTTGTCGCGTGATTGCATTACAGCCATAGTATTATTCCTTGTCTTTGTAGGATTTGTTAATCAGTGCCTTACCAGCTTCGGTTTTGGCTACTGCGGCGTAAGCTTTGTGGAAGTCTACACCTTTATCTTCTTTGTAAGCTTTAACCATTGCGTCAAGCTCATCTTTAGGGGTTGCGAACTCACCTTCAACAGATGATTTACCGAACTCTTCCATCTTGTCGGAAAAGGCTTTGTCAGCAGCTTCAAGTGCAGCAATCAGGATTTCCGCATCGTCCATCTTATCGACAGCAGACAGGAGGCCCTTAGCTACAGCAACATCGAAGTGCGGTAGGGTTGCTTCAGCACGTTTAGCCAGAGCATTATCAGCCTTCTCGACTTCAGCAGCTTCAAGTGCCTTAAGGATAGGTGCTGGGATATCAGCCTTGTTAATTGACTCACCATCGTACTCTACGTACTCGACAGGTGCAGCCTTAGTGATATCATCAGCAGCGATGGTATAACCTGCGTCCAAGAGACCCTTACGGAGCCGCTCATTCTCAAGTTTCATCTTTGCTACTTCTGCGGTAAGAGTGGCAATTTCTTCTGCACCCTTATCTACTTCTTCTACTTTATCAGTCATTGTATCTCCATTGAGAGTGTTAGCTTTGAAAATAGGAGCCTTAGCCATTGGGTTGGCTCCCTTTGGAACCAAACTAAGTTCGTCTAGTTCTAGGTTAATAAGTTCAGTGGGCATTAGAACTCCTCTTTCTGTGCGCGGCCCCCAATTGAGAACTCCGCATATTCACCAGACTTGACTTTTTCCCAGAGGGCATCATCGGTTACGTGATAACCTGTGATCCATCCCTCCTTGTCAGACTGGATTCCTAGTGCTTCACAAATACCTTTAGTCATGGGGAACGAATGTAGAATCTGTCCTACCTGCTCTCCTTGGTGGTTAAGCTTTCCAACTCTCACACCTTTCATAAACTCATTGACGGATTTGTGTAGCGTATCAGTTTTGATAACATCACCCTGTAGATCAACTACGAGTTCACCTTTGAAGGTAGTTACCGAAGCCCATCCGTAGATAATACGTTGGTCCTCATCAATCTTAATAATCTTTCCCGCAACAGGGGGTTCATCTTCTTTCATAACGGCCTCAATTACTGCTTGAATTGCATACTCTAGTACTTCCATACGTAACTCCATGCTAGGAGCCTCTGTGGGAGCTTCTACTTCAGTTTGGGGGTCGTAGTAGCCTAAGTATGCCTCATGGCTCTCAGCGGGCATAAAAACAGCCTGTCCGTCGTATGTGGATACATGTGTTACACCATCTAGGCCCATGTCCATGCTACGAGCCTTAGCTTCAGGTTCCGTAGTGAAGATGTCCGTGGCATATCTAGCTTTAAGTAGTTTAATGGTCATTACCATTCCTCTCGAATTTGCATACCGCTAATCACATCAGTTGTGCCTGTCAAAGTGTAGGCAACAAGGGTGATCGTGGAAAGTGCTGGCAGGTCAAGGTCCAGCGTCAAGAATGTGAACTGGCTATCTTTGGCTGTTGGAACGGCTTGAATTGGATAAACTACACTACCACCTGTGATTGCTGTTGCAGTCTTGTCGCTTTCCACGGCAGTCTCGCCAGGTATATAGTTCGTCGGCGTCCCAAATACTGCGCCAGTTAACGCCCCGCCAATCCTGACCTCGAAGAAAGCGTTGTTGTTACCAGAGTTGATTGCGTTTAATCCATCCAGCTTGACTGACCTATTTCGGAATGCCTCTTTAAAGCGGAAAGACACAAGGGGTTGAGGCGTTGTCGTTATGGTTGTTGTATCGCGCACATCACCCGTGTATCTGAACTTAGGTTTGTACTGCCCAACGATAGAATACTGACGCCCGCCAACCTGAACAGCAAAGTCCGAAGCAGTTGTTCCGTTGCCAACCTCAGCGAACACCAGCATGTTAGGATCGCGGACACTGGTGCTGTCGTAGTCCTCAGTGGTAAATGCGTGCAGAGGAATGGGCCTTTGCAACAATCCTTGTGGCGTACCTACAACAGAGAACTTTATACCACCGTAGCCGTACCATGTGAAGTCAATCTGGTAGATGTAGCCGTTTGCTGTTTCGTCTAAGTTGAAACCGCTCGGACCTGTTCCATCTACACTATCAATGTTCCAGTCAGCCCTGCGAATAATTCTTTCCACGCCAGCCGTAAGCAAGACAACAGCCAAGCCCAATGCGTCATACATGAAATAAATGCCGTCAGTTGCGTTAACACCTTTACCACCCCAGATAGCCCTTTGGTCGCCAGTTGGAATACCTGTGAACCTGATACCCATGCCGATCTCAGCACCGTAACCTGGGATGTACCTAGCTGCTTCTGCGCTATCAAGTTGTGCGGTTGATCCAGCAGTTGCACCTGTGGCTACGTTGATTTCACCAAGAGCGGTTGCGTTGATGTTACCTGAGCCTGTTACTACCTCAATGTCACGTAGTAGAGAGGTTCCGTAGGAGGAGTTTAGCTCAATGATAGGTGTACGCTGAACGGTTAGAATTTCCCCGAACTGGGATGAGTTCTCAGCTTGGATTCTTACGGACTTAGTTTCGTCAATGTAAGCACCTGAGAAGTCCTCATAGAGCTTACGTTGCCATGATCCTTGTCTCATTATTTACCCACCACGTTGTCATCTTCTTCTGAGGTCTTACCCTTAGAGCCAATAACATTATCATCAGGTCCATCGTAGTAATCATTACGGGCATCTTCAGTGAGTTTAGCCCTATCTCGTGACTCGGCGTATTGCTCTAAGTCCAGAGGGGGTAACTCAGCGTTAGCCAATAGTGCATCTACAATATCAGGTTGATCAGCAAGGTTAATATCCGCACCATTAAGGTTACGAAGGTAGCTACCCAACTCTTTAAGATCGTGAGGGGCAACATCACCAGCAGTAATCTTTGGCATCAGCTTAGGGTCTAAGCCATTTAGCCTCCAAAGGGATTCTACGAGTTGCTTGTTAAGTACGTCTACAATTGTTTGGATGTAAGCTTCGAGTGCGCGTAGGAACAGATCGGTTTTGCTCTTTGATAGGGCATATGAACCTGTTGAGCCACCGCCCAGCATAAGAAACTCAGAAAGAACACTTCTAGCAATGTCATGTTGGTATCTCCGAATAATAGGGTCAATGTCGATGTTACGAGTACCTGAAGATGACATAAGCTCTACGTCAACTAAACGCTGACCGCTAGGCGCACCATCTTTATCTGGGTACATATCTGAAGGGAGTACAATATAGCCTTGTTCGTTTAACTTAACGTCACGAAGGATTTGTTGGATAGCGTAAAGGAAGTTCTTTTGGTCTGCGCTAGCATCACCATTAAGGTACTCAGAGGGTACACGAGCAACAGGGATACCTGCCAACTCACGTTCAACTGCAATAGCTTCGATAGACTGTAGGCTATTTAAGTACGTATAACTTGTATAAGCGTTACGGAGGATAGACCTACCCGAAGGATCATTGTTGATCACAGTAGTTCTATAATACAGTGACTTTTTAGTAGGGATGTAGTGTTTACCATCTGAGAAGGCCATACCTGTA